AAGAAACTGCCGCCGGTGCAGCGAACACCAAGCGGCAGTTGGTCAAGAAGAAACTGTGGAGAGTATACCACAGTTTATAGTAAAGGTCAAGGAGAAACTACGATGAACGCAGCTTTGCAGAACACGGGTATCCGCCCGGCAGAGGAGCGCCGGGAGGCACTGGCCGAGCGGGGCAGCACGCCCGCCGTCAGGCCGAAGATCACCGTCAAGAACTTTTACGCCAAGGTCGGCGCCGAGCGTGAGGCCGAGCTGGCAGCGTTAGCCGCGACGTTCAAGGTGTCGCGGCGATGCTTTATTTAGGGGGTGCGATGATGACTTTCCTACCTATCCTTGTAAATGAATGCCCTCGCAATCTCTACCGCGTGCCGGCCATCGACAACCGCCGCCGCACCAGGTGCAGGATGTGGCAGCTTGTGATGGACCACTACGGCCCCGGTGAACATGAGGCCAGATTGCGAAAGCTCGATGGGACCACGGAAACGGTGTGGTTCAATTGGGCAGGGTGGGGGCCGAGACAGTGAGCGGCATCTTCCTCTACGCAGACGGGCGCGCCCGCGAGTTGGACCTGGTTACCTGGCTCGACTTGTGGGCCGCCCTGCCGCCGGCGGTCAGCCTGGCGGTGGAGGCGGGTGACGTGGTATCATTTATGACGGTCAAGATTTGGAGGCGATTATGAAACATTCCACATCCCGATATTTTGCATACCTAGATTTCTTGAAAGAGGATAGGGGAATTGAGCCAGACATTACCCACCTACATGCGGCATTTTACATTACCAGGGAACGGGCCGCTGAGGTGCTGGAGGAATGGAAGAAACACAAACATACACCGCACCCGGAAAACTGGGTACTTGGAAACTAGCCACCCCGCCCCCGGCACGCTGGGGGCGGGCGAGAAAGGAGAGAACGATGAACCACGCAGAGGTCATACCCCAACTTCAATTTGAATATTACGGCGCGCTCGAAGCCGCCCAACGTGACGACGAGGCGAACGGGACCAACTACGCCGCCCACTTCGTATCCTTCTACGACTACCTGTTGCGGCGTGGCTACACTCGGCAGCGATTGTCGGCGCTGGGCGTGTCGCGTGAGAACGCGCTGAGATGGAGGGCATCATGAACAAGACACAGACCATCGCCGGCCACAGCATAAGCCTGGAGGCTGGCCGCCGCTACATCGCCAGCCGCCCGATGGCCGAGCGCGGGCGAACCGTGTTCCCGGTCACGGTCTACGAGATGACAGGGCAGGATTGGTGGCACAACGGGCCGCGCCTGGCCGTGATCGACAACTTGACCTATGACCAGGCAAACGCCTTCCTGGCCGAGTTCAATAACGGCCTGACCAGTTTCACGGGCCGCGTGTGGTAAATCGAGTGTTGGCTGCCCCCCGGCTCACAGCGGGCCGGGGGGATTGTAAGGGCGGTCTTCGGGCCGGCCAGAAAGGAGAAAGACGATGAAGTATACGCCAGGACCGTGGGTAATTGTAGGCCAACCAGGATATTCAGCTCCTATTATTCGGAATGACACACGACCTAGCCGAGATATTGCAAAGATACTCTATGATGGTGGTAGTGAAGATAAAGAAGTGGATGCCAATGCTAAACTGATCGCCCGTGCCCCAGATTTGCTAGAGCTAGCCAAGTGGGCGTTAGACTACGCCGATAGGTTCCAGCCTCAAATATATGATGATGCGGGCTGGAAACAACATGAACGACTGACAGACAAGGCAAAAGCCATCATCGCCGAGGTGAATGATAAATGACAAGTACCGGGCCACCCCGAAGGGTGGCCCTTTTTTTATGCCTGGCCCCATAGACGGTTGTCTATATGTTACAGAAAATTTGTTCGGTGGGGTAGGCTAGGGGGCTTTGCCCGGCGCGCAGATCCCGGCAGCCGGAGCGGCCCGGAGGAGTCGCGCTCCGAGAAGTCGGAGCGGTACTCCGGGGTCGGAGTGGGGACCGGGTTCGGAAAATTCGGAATATTCGGAAATTCGGAATATTCCGAATTGAGGCTTCTATCGTGCCTATTATGTCCAATCCTGGCCCGTTTTTAGCCCCCCTTTTGAGTATAGATAACAACACCTATCCATACCGTAATGTAAACGCGCCCCAAGTGGTACAGAAGTGTACCGCCCTATTCTGCACATATCATCGTATAGATATATGTTTATACGTTGACATGTTGCCCGAAATGTGCTATAATTGGTACTAAGGTCAGCCCCCAGCCGGCCCCGTGCCCGGAAGGCAGCAACTACGGCGCGCCAACCGGGCCGACAGGCATCAGATGCACGGTGGCCGAACCTGGATGCGCGCGACAGGGAGGAGGGAAGGCCGCCCCCGGCCCGGCGATGTGAGCGCCGGGCTTCCTCTTTGGGACACTTACAATGCCGCATACACTTGTAGCACCGTAAGCACAGCGTCGCCTCGTCGCAGTCACACGTCCCCTGTTTCGCCCCGCAGCACGCGCACTTCTTACGCTCGTTCATAGGCCGCCTGTAACAAGATAGCATCACCAGCCGTCAGGGCAAAACTTGGGTCCGCTCCACAAAAATCAACCTCGTTATGGCAGATAATACGCCAGTCGGTGACAGCCATTGTCACCAGCGCCCCGACATACAGCGCGGCTCCATTGTCGTAAACCCACGCCCCGCCCAGCATCATGGCATCGGCTGCATTAGCTGACTGAATGGCCGCCGGTTGACCGGCGATCACGATATGAGATGCAGCCACCCCGGCCCCGGTGACATCCAGCCGGGCTTGTACCACGGCCAAATCCCCCAATACCATATAACGAGCCACAGTGACGGTGACGGCCACCGCCCCGCCCTGGCTGACCGTCGGCGTCCAGTCTATCCAGCGCGGGCGTTCAGGCAGCACCAGCCCGTTTACCCGCCGCTCCAGTGCCACCACGCGCCGCACCAGTTCGCCGATCATTCTTCGTGCTCCAGTCGGGCCTGGATCGTCTCGCCGTTGGCGTCGCGGCTGATGGTCACGGCGGCGATGATCGCGTCGAACTCCAAATCACGATACCTAGCCCGCACCTTGTCTCCCCAGTTCCACTCCTTCCCGAAGCGGGTGGCCGCCGTATCTACCGGTGTGGCCGCAAAGCGCCGCCTTGGCCGGCCTTCTTCCAGGTCGGCCCGGCCCGCCTCGCGCACCCCGTTGTCGGCCTCCTCGTTGCGCCCGTCGGCAAAGGCTTCGCACCGGTTCCAGATGCTCAGGTTGTAGCGGTTGGCGTCGTACACCTGCTGCACGTTACGGTCGTCCTCCTCGCCCTGCCCGCCGCTATAGACGTAGTTCACTTCCTCGCTATAGTCGTATTCCAATTCTGGCGATTTCAAGTTGCCGCGCGCCTGGTCGAAGACGACCCGGCTGCTCACGTCGGTGCCTGGCTGGCCGGTGTAGGTCCTGAACTGGAAGGTAATACTGCCCCCGGTCACGCTGGCCGGCACGATGTCGAAAAATACCTCGGTGCCCGCCTCCTTGGCCGCCTTGGCGATGTCCACCAGCGCCCCGCCCCCGCTGGGCTGCATCAGGTGCCCGAAGTTGAAGGATTTGGTCAGCGTCGGGCCGTCACCTAGGTCGCCGGCCACACTCAGATTATCCCACTCACGGGTTCCGGCGGTCGGGGTTGGCTCCGGTGTGTCGCTCATGGCCTGGGTGACAAGTTCCTTCATCATATCGTCGGCGTAGTCGGTTTTGCTGGCGTAGCTGCTGGCCGCGTAGCCGACCACGATGCGCCGCCGGAGCAGGTCGTTGCTGTCCGGGCCGCTGATGGTGATGCTCTGCGCCCCGTCCTCGGCGGTGGCGTATTTCCAGCGCCGGATAAAATACACCCGCCACAGGCTGAGCACCCCGCCACGCGGGGCGCGCCACACCTGGATCATCCTATCCGGTTTGATCAGGCTGGTGTCGAAATTCGCCGGCACGGCCATCTCCAGCCAGCCGATGCCGTTCACCACCCGGCTGGCGTTGAACCATAGCCAGTTGTCGAGCAGCGCGATCCTGGTCCCTCCGTCGGTGGTCAGCCACAGCTCGTAGCTGGGCAGCCCTAACGGCGTGGGGATGGTGGTAAACCCGGCCGCCGCCGGGTGCTCGCCGGGCGATGGGCTGGGGCTGGCCGAGGGCGAAACCGACTCGGACGCCG